ATCGTTTCGTCCCGTTCCAGCGGGGGCTGGGAAGGACCCGTGGCATTTGGTTAGCGTGAGCGGGTGACAAACTTGATCTCCTGTTCGAGCACGATGGGCAGGCGCTGGGCGATGTACTCACGCACGCGCTGGTTGACTCGCTTGGTGTTGAACATTTGGGGCACATCGATGGTGGTGAGCCCCTTGATCGGCAGGCGTTTGCTGCCGACACGCTGAAACACGGTGCGGCCCTGGTTGCCGATGAATGCACCTTTGACGGTGACGGTGCCACCGCTGCGGCGAATCTTGAACTTGAGCTCAGGGCTGCCTTTGCCGCCCTTGACGCGCCGACCACGCACGAAGCGGATCAGGTTGAAGCCGCGGCGCTTGCTGTTGCTCGGTGAGTAGAGGCGCGCTTCGAGGTAGAACTTGCCGGCCTTAAACGTAGCCCGATCGGTGCGCAGGTTGTCGTTCGCCTCGCGCTTGGTGATCATGAACTCGGCGGCGATCTCGGTGGCCATGCGGCCGCGTGCGCCTTCGGTCACCTTGTTCAGCGTGCGCGCAAGCGCTTTGTCACGCACGTCATCGGCCAACTGGCCGAGGCGCTTCGCTATGTCGCCGAAGTTGTGGCGTACATCCATCCTCATGCTGCGGTTCCGATCTCGCGTTCCATGCCGTCCGGCCCTGTCTCGACGAAATGGAAGCAAAGCGGCTGCCCACGCACGCCCAAGGCCATGCTGCGGTTCAACCCCTTCGAGGAGCCTGGCACGTGCTGATCCATTGCAGCGCGCAGGGCATCGATGAACGCCACCGTTTGCGGCATGGTGGCCCGAATCTCCTCGCTGCTCTTTCCATTCATCGACACCATCTTCATCTCTCAAAAACTGACTGACGCACTGACACACGCACTAAAAACATGCGTCATCCCGCAGAGGACCGCTGCATGCGGGTTCCGACGCGCATGACGCATCCGACGCGCATCTCGCGCGTATGCGCGTGGGTGCGCATGCGCGCCTGCGCACACGCTCGCGCACACAGGCGCGCGGTGGTGCGTCATCCGCGTCATCTGCGTCGGAAGGCCCGCTGCATGCGGGCTCCGGGGATGACGCACTTTTTCGACTGACACACAAAGTGCGTCAGTGCGTCGGGTTTATCGGCTCCGAACGCTGGCTCAGAACGGCGCGTCATGGCTGCCTCCGCTCTCTTTCGTCAGGTTCGCCCACTGGTCGACACAATTGGTCAACCACTCACGATCGGTATCGATGTGGTCCGGCCGCTGGCCGATCACCCAGCAGCGCACGGTTTTGTTGTTGATGTCGCCGCGCCACTCGCGGATGTCGATCTCGCGTGACTCGGCCAGCCGCGTCAGCTGGCGCGTGAATGTGTTCAGGTCAGACACAAAGCGCTGCGCGGTCTTCGTGCACCAGGCACGGTACGCCGAGAAAATCTGCGCCTTGAGCCCTGGGCACCACGGATAGCCCGTCTCACCGGCCTGCCATTCGAGCAGGAAGCGCTCGGCGCTTGACCGGCTCATGTCGATCAACCGCGCTCTAGCCCGCGTGCGGGGGGGCGGGGTGAACTCGTTCAAGTCGACGCAGTCGTAGTCGAGCAGCCAGCGGTGCAGCCGCTGCGCGCCTTGTTGCTTGCGCCACGCGCCGATGGCGTCGTAGAACGATTTCTCGCGCGCTGGCGGCGTCCACACCACCAGGTAGCGGCGATCGGTCTCCTCCATCCACACCGGCCGCAGCTCGTTGCTGAGCAGCACGATATTCATGCAGTTGACCTCTTGCCGGCGCGCCAACCCCTTCGGGTTGATCTGCACCGTCGGCCCGGTGATCAACGCCTTGAGGCGGTTTTTCGTGGTGCCCAGCTCGTGCGCCGTGCACACCTCGTCGCCGACAACGAACTGCTTTGCCTGCCGCCAGTCGTTGTATTTGTCCTCGAGCTCGTCCTGGCCGACCACGGCGGCATAGCGGCCGTAGATGTCGCAGATGACGTCATTCAGCAGGTTTTTGCCGGCGCCCTGATCGCCCTGAAAGATGATCGCGCTGCGCAGCTTGATGCCGGGGCGCTGCAGCGGGTAGGCATACCAGCACAGCACCCAATGGCGCAGCGCGTCCTCCTCCTCTTTCGTCTCGCACGTTGCGCCAAGAATGTGATCGAGCAGCCCCAGCCACGGCGACACATCGCCTGCCTCATCCGCCGGCGGGGTGCCGGGGATGAACAAATTGCACTTATCCGGGTCATCATCGGCCCGCATCGACGGGTCAAAAACGACGTCCTCGGGGAACACCACGCTTTTCTCGGTGCTCTCCTCCCACAGGCGCCATTCCAACCGCGAGTGCAGCGCCTTCGCGGCCTGCAGCGTCATGATCTTGCGCGTGTGGCGGCAGAACACATTCGTCGAGCCGTGAATCAGCGCGTACTGCCGCATGATGCCGTTGAAGGCATCCCAATCGACCTTGCGCTCTTTCTTCTTGCGCGGCGCCCCGCCCCCCCGGTGCGGCGCGGTGGCGCCGTCATCGTGCGGCACGTCGGGGGGCAATTCGCCCTCGTCGTCGTGCGAAATGGGGCCGTCAGGCGGCTCGATGCGGTCTGCCAAGGTCAAGCCACCGCCTCCACGTTTTCAGGCGTGTCTACGCTTTCGGGTGGGGCAGATGGCCGGATTGGAGTCAACCGCCAATCTTCAATACTGGACTTGTCGGCATCAATTCCGCCAAGTGCGCCAGTATCTCGATCAAACCACGGGGACGGCCATGCTGGCTTACAAAACCACGTTGGCTCTACAAAATCTGCGTCTATACACAGCACCTCAACGATCAAACCCTTGTTCTCCGGCAAAACCGGATGATCCACGCGAGCCATATCCCCCACCTTGCACCGCAACCCCATCACACCCTCCCGCGTTTGATCAAATCCAGCGCCGGCCACAGTTGCGCGGTCACCGCGCCGAGGCCTTCGCTGATGTGTAAATCGTTGAAATCAGTGCGCCCTTCGCGCGGCTTCGCCGTCGAGAAAAACGGCCGCATCCAGGTGGCGCGTTTCAGCGCCTGGGCGGCATCCTTGGCCTTGGTCACGCCGGGGTTGCCGTCGGTCAGATAGTCATCGTCGGCCAGCACCAGAATGCCAGCCTTCGGCCACAGCGCACGCAACACGCGCGCTGCGGGCAACAGGCCACCGCAGTCGAACGCCGCGAACGTAGGCACCGTGTACCCGCTCGCTGCACGCGCGCTCGCCGCCGTGGAGTAGCCCTCGGCGATCATGATCGGGCCGTCGTAGGCGCAATCCTCTGGCAACGCCAGCGCGCAGCTCACGCCACGCGTCTGCCCAGCATTGCCGTAGGGCTCCGTCTTCGCCATGCCACCGGTAAACCGCTTTTCCCCGCTTGGCTTGATGATCTGCACGCCGCGCAGCGCCTGCGCCTCGGGCAGGTCATAGCGCATCATCGGCACAATCAGCCAATCGCGCGAGTAACGCACGCCCTCGGGCCGCGCGATCCCCTTGCGCACCAGGTACGGGCTCACGCCCTCAACGGCGGCGCGCGTCCACGTCTCAAGCGCGCGATTCGCTGCATCCTGCACCGCCGCCTCGCGCTCGGCAGCGGCCTGCGCCTCGGCGGCCTCGCGGGCACGGCGGCGGGCCTCAACCTCCTCCGCGCTCACCACGCGCGCCGTGTTGCGATCAAAGGTGTAGCCGCCCTGCATGGCCAGTTTCACCACCGTCGCAATCGTGTAGCCGCCCGGGCGATACTTGAACGACTTCCACGTCGCCATCGCCGCGCGGGGCTGGTATTTGTCCGACAGCGCGGACCACTGGTCCCACGCCGTGAACGCCGCCTCACCAAACTCCGCCTTGAGGCCCATGCCCACCTGCAGCCAGGTGTCGCGGTCGTCCGGCGAGATATAGCTCAGCATCGTCTGCGCTGTCAGCAGATCGACCTGGGGGCGCTCCATCGTCGCAGTAGCGCTCACGCCTTCACCGTCCAGGTGTAGGTCACTTTGCATGACAGGTGACCCTTATCCTTCAAACACCTCAGCGCTTCGTAAATCTTGTTCGCACTGACATCCAGTCGATTCATCAGATCTGCTGGCGAGCCGGTGCTGTTGTTTCGCAGCTCATCCAACAGACGCGCCTGTAACGTCCGCGTCCTCGATGCCGCCGTCCGCCGGCCAACGGCCATCTTGCCCTCGTCCTTCAAAGCCCGAATCGCCAGATCAACCGTCGCCTTGCTGACACCGCACGCCGCAGCCACATCACGACGCAGCGCCGTTGGATGCTGCCGCAGATAATCCATCGTCGCCACGCGCTTATTGAGCCCTTTAATCACCGCCACAGGCCGCACCACCACTGGCTTGCGTGGCAGCCGCTCCATCGACGAAATGGCGTGGCGCGTGGTGTACGTGGGAATCAGCCCCTGCAAAATACTCATGCCGCCACCCGCACCCGTTGCACGCGCTCGAGCATCGCCAGCGCCTTGCTCAAGGTCTCCGTCGCGCTGGCCACGGCCGCAATGGCGCGGTCCTCCTGCGCCACAGGCTCGATCACGCGCACCTCATAGCCCGTCTCGCCCATGAACCACTGCGCCGCGGCGTGATAACCGCGATCGCGCGCCATGCGCAGCACCAGCCGCACCTGGCTCGGCTTCAACCGCTCCGGACGCTGCGGGTTCAGCGCGTCCAGCAGCTTGCGCTGCGCCGTATCGGGCGACAGGTCGGGCCACAGCGCGCAGCCCACCACCTTCGCCCCGCCAGCGTGCTGCACCGCAGCCGTCAGCGCCTCTTCATCCGTCGCAAATACAGGCAGATCCGCTTGCATCACACAGCCTTACGAAAAATTCGGAACCCTTCGTAACGACACCCTGCAGGCAAAAAAACACAATGCCGGCATGAACTCGAAAAAAGAAAGCGCCCCACCCACCCACAAGGGCGAGCAGAGCGCAAAGCGCCGCGCCAGGAGGAACCAGCAGTCGTGGCTGTACGGGAGGGGTGGGCCGTACACGGGAGCCCGGGCGGGGTACAGGCCCGCCCAGGCATTGAACAAACCGAAGTCGGGCGCATCACACGCGCCCCTGCAACGCCGCCAGCGCATCCAGCTCAGCGTGGCACTGCGCCGCCACCCGCTCAGCATCCGCCAGCGCCTCACGCAGCGCCGCCTCGCGGCACACATGATCGCCGTCGCCAGCGTCCAGATAAACGCTATCGCTCGTGCAAAACGCGCGTGGCGCCAAAGCAGAAGCACTGAACGGATGGGCTGCGGCCCATGCCATACCCTTTCTCACCAACTTGCTCACATTGCCTCCGTCGCTTGTGAAGCACGGAAGGGCGCCGGTAGCATGCTGATTCCTACATCCGCACGCCCCTGTGGCGCCCCTCCATGCTCAAACCCACACACATTGGTTTCTGCCTCCCTCTGGTCGTTCAGATCACGATGGCGGCGCCAGTCGACGTCGGGGCGAAGCTCCTCGCACGTCACGGCGCCTTCACAGGCGCGCTCGATCTCAAGGCATTTGGACATCGGAATCGGGCGCTCACCGCGAATCCACTGATAAACGGTCGGCGGTTTCACGCCGATGGCGTCCGAGAAGGCGCGCATCGTGTCGAACTTGCTGATTGCGGTAGTCAGTGCATCCATTTCGACGAAAGCATAAGGCATTGCCTACACCTTGTCAACGGATAGGCAATGCCTATTGACAAGCGATAGGCAATGCCTTACATTGCCCCCATCGCGCCAATTTCGGCGCACTCATGGAGGCAGCAATGCAAAGCACACTGATCGGCAAACACGTCATCGTCCGCACCTACA